CCTGACAAAATCATTACTCCAATTTATCTGAGATTAAAATCCAAGGAATATGAAGAAGTAATGGGTGAATATTATAATTGGTACGAGAAAAATCCTGAAGAATCTAAATCACTTACAGTTCAATTTACTAAGCTCACCAAAGTCAGACAAATAATTGCAGACGAAAAAATAACACAAACAATAGAGCTAGCGGAAAACATAATTGAACAAGATAAAAAGGTTATAATTTTTTGTAATTTTACAAACTCTTTAAATAAAATTTTAGAACATTTCGGAAAAACTGCTGTCAAACTTGATGGTTCTATGTCCAAAACTGAGAGACAATTTTCAGTAGACCAATTCCAAGAAAATGAAAAAATAAAAGTTTTTGTGGGAAATATAAAAGCCGCGGGAGTTGGAATTACCCTTACCTCAGCTGAGGCTGTAATAATGAATGATTTATCTTTTTTACCTTCGGACCATTCACAGGCTGAGGATAGAGCATATAGATATGGTCAAAAAAGTAATGTGTTAGTTTACTATCCCATCTTTGAAAACACTATCGAAGGAATTATATATGATATATTGAATAAAAAAAAACAAGTTATCTCTACCGTATTGGGTGATAATAACAACTCCGCAGACTATGTTGAAGAAATTCTCCAAAGAATCAACGAAATGAGATAATCTCATTATTTATAGAAAAAACTCTATGAATGTAAAGAACGAAAACAAATCCGAATCACAAAGAGAAATATTGATTGAGGAAATGAAAAAAATCGGAATTGAAAAATTACCATACTCCTACTCAGCTCTGAAACCCTTTATTGATGCCGAAACTATGGATTTCCATTATAATAAACATTATAAGGGATATGTAGACAAATTAAATCAGGCTTTATCGAAAAAGAAAATGGGGGATTGGGATTTAGAAAAAATTATAAAAAATATTAGTAGATACGACAAAACAGTCAGAAACAACGCAGGTGGGGCATTTAACCACGCACTTTTTTGGAACATGTTGACACCCACACCCGTTAGATTAAAGGGCGAACTACAAAAGAAAATTTTTTCTGAATTTAAAACATTTACAAATTTTAAGAAAAAATTTGAACTTATTGCCAAAGAAAGATTTGGTTCAGGATGGGTTTGGTTGGTTCTAACAAAGAACAATAAACTCAAGATAATGTCAACCCCTAATCAGGACAACCCTCTAATGAACATTATTGAAGGTGGTGGTTTTCCTTTATTAGGTCTTGACCTTTGGGAACACGCATATTATTTGAAATATAAAAATAAACGCGATGAATACATTTCTAATTTTTGGAAAGTAGTGAATTGGGATTTTGTTAGTAAATTGTTTGAATTGAAAACACAAACAAAGTTATTAGAAAATAAAATATCCAAACAAATAATGACAGAAGGTAAATCTTATATTGTGGATTGTTCAACAGAGGACGAAAAATTTTTTCAAAATTTGATGAAAGACAATGACAGAAGTAAATTAGATGGAATGGGAATCTATGCCGCCCTTAAACAAGTAGATTGGTTAGAATTTAAACCTAAAGACCCTGAAAAAAATATAATGCAAGGATTTTACAAAAATGGAGAAAGGCACAACATCAGTTATTTAGCAGGTAACTACAGAGCTTTTTGTCTAATTACCAAAAGTGTAAACAGATTACTCAAAGATAATAATCGTGATATATTACATTTTCAAAACAGAACACCAAAAGAACAAGTGCTCGCAGTAAAAAAACTCACATCAATTTTAAAAAAATACTCCAGTAAAATATTTGTTGAGGATTCCCCTTTCTTTCAAAAGATTATGTCAAACTTGAGTAATAGTAAGACAAAAGGGGACAAGGTAGAAAATCAAACGAAAAAAAGATTGGAGAATGAATTCGGATTAGAAAATGTAGATATTCAAAGTGAGTTTGGTTCCGAAAGTGATAATCAAGGGACAGACGGTCAAATTTTCAAAAATGAAAAAATAAATACTTTTCAAATCAAGCCATTAACAAATTACAAAATAGTTGATGATTTAGTTTACGTAGAAACCACCGGTAAAATTTTACCTTATGAACAAGATTGGATGATTTTCACCAATAAATTCGAAACAATAATTTTAGAAAATAATGCCACAACGTTTGGTAGTAACGCTTACATATTCCCTGTCAGTAGTTTGATTTATACCTTAGTATGATATTTATAAAATAAACTTGTCTATGGCAGTAATCCCTGAACCAGAAAGAAGTAGAATATATACAAGAATTAAACATCAATTAGGAGCACCTTTAAGAAGTGTTGAATTGACGGATGAAATGTTGGATTCTTTGATGGAACTATCTATTGGAGATTATGAAGAATATGTTTTACAATGGCTAATTGATAGTCAATGGGTAAACTTAGTCAATTTAAACATGAATGAAAAATCTGTGGCAAGAGCATTGGTAACAAGAACCATGGATTTTGAACAACAATTCGCGTACTCATATTCAAAAATTGTTGGTTTACAAACAATGGGGCCTTGGGTTTTAAAGAAAGACTATTTCGTTTTAGAAAGAAACAAACAAAATTATGAAATTCCTGCAGGTAGAGAGGTAAATGAATTATTATGGTTTTCCAATCAACCGTGGACCGCTTTTGGATTAGGTGGTATTGGTGGATTTGGTTTTGGGGGTATCGGTTTAGGTGCTAACGAAGCTGGTTACGCTCAATTAGGTTATCAAGGTTCTTATTTTATGATGAGTGGTTTTGATTACTTGATTAGGATGCAAGAAGCAAATATTCTAAACAGAATATTGGGCGGTTCTCTGACATATAGAATTACAGGATTACCGGACGGTAAGAAAAATATATTTTTATACAACACTCCTGGAGGTCGTTTTAATTGGAGTAATTACAGTTTATATGAGGGTAAGGCCGTATGGTATTGGTACTACGACGTAGGTCCTGATGATAGAGCCGATTGTCTCAAAGCAAACCCTGACATAATTAAACTACCTACTGACGTACCAATTTCTGAATTGAGTTGGGAAGAGTTGAATGTTCCGGGTCAACAATGGGTGAGAAGATGGTTCACAGCTTATGCAAAAGAGACTTTATCAAGGGTCAGAGGAAAGTATAGTGGAAATCTAAAGACACCTGATTCTGAGTTGATTATGGATTATCAAATACTTCAAACAGAAGCTAAAGATGAAAAATCTAAACTATTGGAAGAGTTGATTGGTGCTGAAGGATGGCTCACAAGACTAAGACCTGAAAAAGTTATGGAAAGAGAAGCTCAAATAGCAGAAAATTTGAATAAACAAATGAAATTCAGGGCAATGCCTCGACAAATATACGTAATATAATGGCAATCGTAAAAAATATACCATCAAAGAGAATTATAAACGGGTTTGCAATAGAAACTTCAGATAGTTCTGTTGTGACTGAAAAAGATTATAAAGTAACTGGAGAAGCGGTAATTGTCGTAAGAGGAGTGCCTAATGCAACTCTAACTTTGGACTCTATGACATCAGACCACGTTGTTGTTAAATCTATGACAAACTTGAAAGTAAAACCCGACATCAATAAGATTGATGAAGAATATGATGAAGTTGATTTGGACAAATTTGCCTGTGTAGAATTTAAATTTATAAGGGACACCTGGTATATACTTTCTTCAGACGGACTCAAGAACTCCTAATTGGTCTTTCCAATTTTCTTCCGCTAATTCGTAAATATATTCTGGACTTAGACCCCTTCTATCCCAATAATTTATTTCTTGTTCAGTAATATCCAGAACATCTTCTTTTAATTTGTCTTGGTCGCCTTCTTCGAATGGCATACCATTTATCAGTTCGCATTGAGCGGTTGTGAATATACCTCTCTGTTCTGGGTCAGTCACTAGCAAATTATCACGTACTTCTTGTTGGAAGACTACTAACAAAGGTTCGATTCTTTTGTTAAAAGTAACAATTGCTCTTGGAACGTTGTACTCACCTGTCAGGTTTGGATTATTGTCCAAAATATCACCCTTCAACATATAACAGTTAACAATCACACCATCTTCTATGGGTTTTAAATTTGGATTTTGTACACGATTGTATTCATTCAAATCTTTGATTTGTTTTGCAGTCATTTTTTGTACATCTCCTTGAGATGCCTTTTTTCCGTTGTTTACATACATTATAACGTCACCAAGATTCACGTTTAAACCTTCTTGTATTGCTAACTCCATGTGGGCCATTCTTGACATACTATTACCAGCTTTGGTCTTTTGTGTCAATCTTTTTCTATACTCATCTAAGGTCAACTTCACTTTTGCTCTCTGAGCGATTTGAGACAATGGAATTTTTTGGTCGAAAATTATTTGAAGATATTCATAATAATATTCAATGAAATCTTTACCCTTACCTTCTAACAAAAGTTTGATTCCTTTGTCCAAGAAAGTTTCAATATAAAGAGGGAGTTTTTTTGATTTGATGGAATTACCCGTAAGTTTTATTTTACCCTTGGCATCCATCACAGCATAGTTCTTCCTTGCCAAATTGATACACGAAGGCCAAACACCATCGGTATCTAAAGCCATTTCACCCCTCATGAAAATATCATTATACTCCGCAACGTCTGCTTCGGGTCCTGTATATTCTTTACCAACTTTTACCTTCCAATTCAAACCTCGACCTATGTACCTATGTTTATCTACATCATCAGGACTAGAGAAGTTCACACCATCAGTATCCATAACTAATGGAGTATAACCCCGAGACATAAAAAATTTAATCATCTGCCGTAGATACTGACGACCTGTACAAGTAATCTGTTCACCCATGTACATATCACCCCAAGCAAAAACCTGAGGTGCGGATAGAGCCCCGAACATTGAATTGATGAAGATTTTAATTGGTAATTGTTTATTCGAATAGGATGCTGATTTTTGTGGGTCAGTCTTCTCAAATTCTTCGGCAAGTTGTTTATAACGGATACGGGTGTCTCGAAAATATTTTAACATTCCTTTCATTGCACCTGTGACATCACAATCGGGAAAAACATCGTGTACAAGCTGAATAGAAGGGTATAGAGAGGAGAAGTCTAACTTCAATACATTCTTACTATATCCTACCTTAAGTAGTCGGGAAAGACCTCCTACGAAGTCTGTTTTAGATTGTTTTTCTGGAATGGCTAACTTGTGTTTATATGACCAAGCCAACATCAACATTTTCCAAAGAGTAGCGGTACCCATAGTGGCAACTCTCTCATAAGTTGTGGGAATCATTGACGCCAGTAGGAATGAAGCTTGGTTGAATTCTTTATCAACCGCCAAAGTTTCCTCAAGGTCATCATCGAGGTATCTTTCAACAAGGTTATCTCCGGTTGTTTTTATATAAATGTCAGGTCTTTTGGAACAAGCATTATCTATTTCAGTATCTAAGCCTGATTTTTTATACTTTCCATTTTGTGTATTCAACCAATATTCTTCTTTTTTCTCATACATTTTTCCAATATCAGTGTGTTCAATATAAACACGGTCCGCAGACTCTTTACCGATAAATTTAGTAATGTATTTAAGACCTGCGGCCTTGATATTAGAATTGATTGCTTGAGCTCTCCTAACAGCATGAATAATGTCAATTACGTTATAACCCCATATTGATGTTTGTAAATAATCCTCAACTTCGTTGGCTAGTTTGAGAATGGATTCTTTTCTTGTGTAAGAATGTTGGGGGTGTAAGGATTTTATTGACTTTCTCAAATCAATTCCCAAAATCTGACTTCTTTGAAATATCCAATCCCAATCGAAGTTCGCGGAATTATAACCACCGATGATACTTGGTTTAATTTCATCTATGACTTTGAAGAATTCTAAGATAGCGTTTTTTTCATCTTTTTCTTCTAAACATTCTATAACTCGGTGATATCCTTTATTGGTTTTGATACCAATCATAAAAATTCTACCTTGTTTTGGGTCCAACGCATTTGTTTCCAAGTCAAAAACTAACCTTGTTACGTCATCGTAATCGAGGAACCCTTTGAATAATCTTTTCTCTTTGGAAATTAGATATTGTTCTACGGGAGGTAAAACTAAAATTTTATCTTTTGTTTTTTCACCCCACGGGTCACAACCACCATCACGGAAAAATTGAATCAACTCTCTATATCCTTTCAAGGATTTGACCATGAATGTCAGACCATTTTGTAATCGTTCGTTATCCTTGGTTTCTAACTTTTCAATAACAATTCCATATTTTGACATAGCTTCTTTCTGTGCTATTTTGGAATCGTTGTAAAACTTTAGTCCACGTAAATCACCGACCCAAGCAAAGGGAATAAATGTGTCCTTTCTAATTTCTTTACCTTTATTAGGTATCTCTTTAATTTTGAAAATAGAGTTTGAAACATAATCAAACTCAATGGCGACGATAAATTCTTCGGGGTCATTTCCTTGTAGGAATGATTCAATCTCTTGATTACTAATCATATAACTTACGAGTGGTTTATTGGCTTTCACAATATTGTGAAGTTTACCTTACTCATTCAGCCATAAATATAGGAAAAAAAAGAACACAATCAAACTTTAACATGGACCTTCATATTCAATTACAAGACCTGAATTATCAACACGGTAATACCCCGTCAAAGAATCTGTACTATTAGTATACCAAAGGTTTCCACCATCAAATGGAGTAGTTAAACTACTATCTGTATAAAAAATAGTAACACCTACTATCACATCGAACCAACCGAGCTCTGATGAATATATTGTTTGAGTAAGTGTTTTTGGGTCACATAAAGGTAATACGGAATCACCTGAGGAAATATTATATGGTGCGGATGCCGGAGTATTAGATGGTGTAATTGTAGGTGTTGGCGTAGGTGTGTTAGTTTGGGTTGGTGTAATGGTTGGAGTTGGTGTCACGGATGGATATGAAGAAAAAGAACAAGAGACTAAGGAGGACGCACCCACAAATTGAGTATTATGAACAAATGAACCACCAAAAGGAGAATTCATTTCAAATTTATAAATTCCCAAAAGGGTAAAAAGGTATGTTTTTCCTTCAAACTGTGCAATCCCTAATGGATTATTAAACGAACTATTTGAAACTGATTGAATTTGACTTCTAAATTCAAAATTACCTGTATTGTAATCGTACTGGTCTATTCCTATATAATAGACTCCAGAAATCTCTTGGAACCAACCATTTAGAAATTTACCATCACTTGTTATCATAAAAGTCCAATTTGAATTCTGTGGAAGTGTAAATTTTATAGTCCCACTCATCTGGGTTTGGGGTGGTGCCGGGATTGATAATTCCCATACATTCCAATCATAATCCACGAAAACTAATTTGTTTGGGCCGGCAACACTTAAACCCCAAGAATTATTTAAAATTGGAACATTTGAAGGAAAATCCAACAACCTGTAATTCGGAGAAATTGTATATGGTGGCTGTCCAGAAATATTCCATTCCCTAATAGTATATCTAAAACCAAATGGCGCGGGATATAATAACCATAAATTATCATTTGTATGAGCGACTTGCCATGGATTTAAACCACCACCACTATTTGGGACTTGAAAGTTTACACTTATATCCAACAATGGATTATAATAGTAAGTCTGTCCAAAATTATTCAATGTAATTAAAACACAATCAGGTAATGTTGAAAAAATTGTTTCGATAAAAATAGAATTTTCAAAAAAATTAGAGTAAGAAAGTGTTTCATCTAAAACCCAAAAAGATTTTGATTGGTTTGGGTTCAAAGGTACTTGATATTCCCACTCAGAGGTAAAACATTTTTGATAATTGAACGTAATTATATTGTCACCTGTATTCGATATTTTAATTTTTTTACAACTCATATCGAAAATGTATTTAACAACATCCTGTCTCGGAAATGAAACTATCTTGTACGTTTATATATAATTCCTCTCTGATTGGTAATATTAAATTTCCC